CTGATGATTGAGCCACCTTGCCTTGCACGACAGACTGGTAGCCAGCGTGCGTTCCACGCAGAGCTGTGCTTAAATGCTCTTCTATACGCTTCTTGAAATTCAAGCTGTTTTGATCTGCTGGTGTACAAGAGTTATTAGCAATAAGTTTTTGGGGGTTTGAAACTGTTTCATTTAAGCTGATATGCTGTACAACTTTATGAGTGTTAATCTTTTCAGACTGTCTACAACAGGCTTTGTTAAGCACTTTTTGTTCTGAGCAAGTAATCTTTTTAAGATTGGTAAGCTCAAAAATCACCATGTCAAGACTTTTTGTGCTGAGGATATGTGCATAACTTTCCAGCTCATGCCTTAAAGCCTTGCCGCCCTTCTGTTTTATTATCCACAAGATTTTGAAGGCATCGTGTGATAACCGCTTTTTTTCACTCATTTCCGTCATCCTTGATGCGTGGTTTTGGAACTTTTCCGCACGAGTCAAAACAGTGCTCACAAGGCACATCATATGGCCCAGCAGGGTCAAATCTTTCGACCTTGCCTTCACCGTCACACTCTGGGCAGATCATGTCTTCACACATTTTTAGCCCTCAGTACATTGTACTCAACTTCAGACCGCCATCGGCACTCTGGGCAAATATCAACTGGGCTTCTCAGGATTACTTCACGCAGGCTTCTGTTGAAATCTGATGCCCTTAACGTAACCATGCCTGTGTTATTGCAGACCTCACACATTGGGCTTTTTCCTCAGACAGACCTCATAGCCAAGCGCATTGGCAACACTCTCAAGGTTAGTTAGTGTGGGTGAATTACGCTTGGGCCAGCTATGGATGGTGTAATAGTTTACACCGCTTTTCTGCGCCAGCTCTGGTATACTCATGGGGCTGCTCAAAATCAGTTTGGTCAGTTTTTTGATGAGGTCTGAGCAACTGGGGTGAGCCACCATGATTTTCTTCATGTGGCACGCAACTTTATTATTTCTGACAGAAAATCTTTTGTCTCATCGATAGACCTGACAACACACACATGGCAGGCTAAGTCACGCAGCCGTTCAAGTATTTCTGTTTGTGCAATTTTAAGCGTGCCTTTTTTTGATTTAACTTCAAGGAATATTGGCCTTCCAGTTCCGCTGATAAATGACTGGTCAGGCACAAACAACTCAAGATCAGGCCAGCCTTTTTGCATACCCTTTTTTTTCTGTTTGTTTCGGTAGGCTACAGTATGTCGGCCTTCATTTGGACTATGATGAACGATTGAATTGTCGGGCAAAGCCAAACGAAGCCAGGCAACAATGGTCATGTGAATTTCCTGTTCCGTATACGGCATACTAGTAAAATTCATTGATTAACCCAGCCGTGGTGAGCTGGCCTTCACTCTCAACAACCATGCGTTTGATAAGCTCAATGCTTGGCTTGCTTTTGTGCCGTCTGAGCATAGAGACATATGCACGGCTCACCTTTAGACGGTCAGCCATAGCCTGATTGCTGATGTTGTTTTTAGTAAGCCAGCTTGCAAAAGTAACCATCAGTAACTTTTATGAAACTCAAAGTTACAGGTCAATGATTAGTTACTTTTCGTGCTTGTATATGTATTTTATATCACTTAGTGTTATCAGGCGTGACATAATAAAATTTGGGAGGATTTTAATTATGCCTGACAAAGAAAAAAATTTTACCGTTACAGCTCCGGCAAATATGGCCGAGATGATGGAACTGTACGACATTATGTTTATAGAAGAAGAAAAACTGCAATTTTTTAATGTTGCTACAAATTATAAAAAAATCTGTGATTACCAAAAAAGGATTTGGCCGGATTTAGATTACAGACGAACTTACGTTAGAAGTGCTATGTTTATGTGTCATAACAGAAGTCAAAACTACGACACGAACATTAGTGCTGTTGCACATCATTTGGAATTGTCAAACCAGAGCACAATGCGAAGGTGCAAGAATTGGCAGCGTGCTGGACTGATTAACGTGACAAATGAACACAACAACCTTGAAAGTTGTATTTACGGAACGAGTTACGGTTTACAAAAAATAATAGAATATACGAAATTGTTAAATACAAAATTTATTTGTGCGTTCCGTCATTAGTTTCCAATATGGAAACGGTATTTCTTGAAACATAAAAAACCTTTTTTTATCGTTATAAAGGGAGGTTAAATTTATGGCTGATATAATAAATTTAAAAATTGCAAAAAAAATACAAACTAAAAAAAATGAAACAGATGATATTTTGCTTGATGAAGAACTGATGATGGCAATGCGGGAATGGATTAAAGGGATTGATTACGAAATTCCAAATCTTGATTTATGGAAGCCGTTTGGCACTTCATTTAAAAGTTTTCGCACTATGCAAAATAATTATGCCGAAGAACATCTGTCATTAGAAGAATTAAAACGATATGGCCTTAACATACCGTGGCAGTTAGTGCAAGCACCGTGCAAGCACATCACTTGCGAAGAAATAGAAAATTTATATTTTTCTACAATCTTGAGAAACGACACAGCAAGAAAAATTATGATTGTTCTGGCGTCTGCATATTTTTTTAGGCAACCTGTTAGTCGAGGGTTTCTAAGTATGCTATACAATTCTTCAGAAACAAAACGGTCAAAAGATTTTAAACTTTACAGCTCGATCAAAAAACTTGTTAAAGTTGGTGCCATCATAGAAACAGACTGGGAAATGGAGCAACCTGTACAGCCAGAAGGCATATACTTTTCAAAAAAAGATAATCAAATTTTACTGCCAGGCAAAGACTTTTTACACCGTTTTATTGAAGTTGTGGTCTGGTCGATGAGATTTGCAGTTAAAAATTATTCAGCCATTGAATGTGCAATGCAAAAACATAAAGGAAAAACATGGCGTAGCTACGATCCTACGCCAGAAATTTTATATGGTGCTAATTTTGAGGGGGAATAAATGAGCACAGACATAACAAAAAACTTGCGAAAAATGCGAAGGTCAAAAAATGCAAGCGTGACTGATCTTGCCGAGTTGCTGGGTATTTCAGCTCCAGCTTATCGTAGGTATGAGCGTGGTGAGGTCGAACCTAAAATTAGTCAGGCTGTTATGATCTGTAATTTTTTAAACTGCACGCTTGACGAAATATGGAACCCTTCTGGCACGCCTGCTGAGGTTGATCTGACATACACAATAAAACCTGGGCAGACTGTCAGGCTCGCTATGCACAGCCCAGTCGAGAATAAAAAAGATGAATATGAAACCAGTCTAAATGATGAAAATGAATATAATGCTAGTCACGACAATAAAGCCAGCAATGGAAATTAGTCTTTAATTTTTTGTGGATAACTTTTTCAAAAAACAACAGCCCTCATCTTTTGGGGGCTTTTTTTGTTACTGCTGGTTACTTTTTTGCTAACAGATGTAACAAGACCAACAATGTGTAACCGATTGTTACAGATATATAAAATTAAGTTTCTGTTAGTAACTTATTATTGACGATGTAATCTTTATAAGCACAATTAGTGCTTATGAAAACACAAAAACATAGTAAAGAAATTGATGATTTTAGTGGCCTGCCATCGTGGGCTGAGACTTTTAATTTTTATCATCACTCGCCATCAGGTTGCCAACGACCAGACGGCATGGAGTTTCTAGAAAAGGTTGAAGCCAGACCACGCAAAATATTTTCACCACCTAATGCACCAATGATTTCTGGCACACAAGGTGAAAGTCATTGCAAGCGTGTGGTCATTGATGGTGATGACCCTAATGAAAGTTACAGGCACGCACTCTCTGTGCTTGAAGAGCATAAGCCTGCCCCTTGGGATGAAGCCGACAAAGCCAAGCATGACATTATTCTCAATGGTGAATATGAGAGTGTGCCTTTAGAAAAATCAGGCACGGTTTTTGAGCTAACCCTTGAGCATCTGGTGCTGGGACTGCGTGAGTCTACAAAGGGTGAAAACCTTATTGAAGACGGCCCGTGGATCAGCTTGCCTATGGATGGCTTGATCTTGCCGTTTGCAGGCGAGATTGATGTCAAAACCCGTGGCATTGTTGAAATAAAAACACAATGGCCTTACGTCAAAGCCAGCTCAAAAAGGGGTTGGACAGTCAACAGTCTACCAGCAAGGCCAAAGCCTGAGCACGTTGCACAGGTTGCTGTTTACCATGCGTGGATGTCTAGGCAGGCAAAAAACGTACCTGTGCAGATTGTCTACGCCAACTGCAAAGACTTTCGTGTCTTTAGCTCTGTTGATTGTGACGAACTGCAACCAGCTCGACTTGATGATGCGGTAGAACGGCTACGCCTGATAGCTGCCACCCGTGAAAAGCTGATGTCTAAAGCTGACGATGCTGCCGATCTATTCAGCATGGTAGCCCCAGATTTCGACCACTGGATGTGGAAATCAAAGTCACCCGAATACAAAGCACTGGCTCAACAGGTCTGGAACCAATGAAAGATTTTTTACAGATATTTTTTGGCTCAATAGGTGTGGCTGTTTTTATTGGTGTTATGTCGGGCTTTCTTTGGCTTAACCAAATGAATTTTGAAATGGAGCGAAGTGATATGCAAATGCAAATTGATTTTGGCTATCCTATGAACCCTGGCTACAAAGGCCAGATGACTAGTAAAGATGCAGCCAAAAAAAAGAAAGAAACAAAAAAACATGACCAGCTACAGGTGTTGCGTGCTTTATCTGCAAGTGTAAACGGCCTCACGGCTGATGAGGTGGCTGGCATTTACGGGGAGGTGTTTTTGAAGTACCGCCCACGGTTTTCAGAGTTAAGAAAGCTAGGGGTAATCGAGGACACAGGTGACCGCAGACCATCTGCACTGGG